AGAATATAACATATACATAGGTAATTCACCAAGCACATTACCGGTTACAACAACTAGTGACAACACTGTTGTTTCAAACTCTGCTAACGTAGGTTTAGCTTCACCAAACGCACAGGTAAAAGCTGGCATGAGAGTGACAGGCGGTACGTTACCAGCTGCAGGTGTTTTAATATCATCTGTAACAGATGCAAGTAATTATATTTTAGCAACAGCTTCAAGTATAGCTGCTAATTCAACTCTTACTTATAGTTATGATTCAGAAGCTAAAATAAAAGTACATACAATAAACAATGAAGTAATAGAATTTGTAAAACCTGCTCAAGGTTTTGTATTACCTGTTAGTGTTGTTCAAGTATACGCTACAGATACTGAAGGTGGTATTTCAAATTTAGTAGCATTAAGTTAAAATAAATAAAAAAAAACAATTTAAAAATTATTATTATGGGATACGGTGGTAAAACAGTAAATGGTCTTTCGTCTTTAGGACCAAAAATGGGTGGTAAAGCTCATGGAGGCGGTGTTAAAATAGAAAAAGGTATGGGTAAAATTAGTCAATCACAAGACGATGTTTTATCTGGCAAAGAAACAAAAATGGAAAATGACTCTATGGGATCAGCTAAAATGATTTCTGGTGGTCATTCAAAAGGTAAGTTTATGTCAACACCTAAATACAAATCAGATGCTCAAAGAAAAGCGGTTCACGCTAGCAAAGCTGATGGTATGTCTAAGTATGGTCACAAAGGACCTGAAAAAGAATTAGTAGGTAACCAAGATAAACTACCACAAGAATTAAAAGATAAAATCGAAGCTGCTCCAGGAAAATATGGACATAAAAAAGGTCCACATAAAGAATCTCAGGATCATAAAATGGCTTACGACAGAAGTGAAATATCAAGATTAAAAAAAGATATTCACTTTGACGATTTAAAGAAAAAAGGTAAAAAATAATACACCAAGATAATACCATTATATACATACCATTAACAAGTTAAGAAATTAACACAAAAAACAATTATTATGAGTTATTTAGAGATCCCGCTTACGCCAGCGGTTAATGGCCAAACAAGTGTAGTTATTCAGAAAAAGGATATTTTAAGTGTTCTTGCTGTAAACGCTACAAGCACAGTTATCAACATGAACACAGGTGTTGCTGCTGAAGACGTGCTTACGCTAACGCACACAGCTGCTGCAGCTGGATACAATGTTGCTGATGTTGTACAAGATGCTTGGGTTTCTAATCCAGGAGGTATTGTTGCAAAAATAGGAGGTATTCCTGCAACAGTTAGTGGTACAGGACAAGCTTTAACGTTTGTTCAATTCTCAGCTGCACTATTTAGCTAGAATGAAATCCAAAGGCTTAGGTGATAAAATAGAGTCTTTCACTAAGGCTACTGGTATTAAAAAAGTTGTTGATTCAGTGTCACAGGGTTTAAACATACCCTGTGGCTGTCAACAGCGCAAAGAGACTCTTAACAAAATGTTTCCAGGAAAATGAGTTTTAAATTAGTATCACCTTTTAAAAAACACGCTACTCCAATAGTCAACATGCCTATGGAAGAAAACGTAATGGGTAGAGCTGATAAACGAGGGAATATTTTAATTAATAAAGATTTAAAAGATCCTAAGCAGATTCAAGATACTATTAATCACGAAAACGTTCACATAGAGCAAATGGCATCTGGTGAATTAGATTATGATGATCAAGCTGTATACTTTAGAGGAAAAAAATTCTTAAGAAAAGAATTTAATGAATCAAATAAAAATTTACCGTGGGAAAAACCCGCATATAAAGCAGGATAATTATGTCACAACCAAAAAAAAAATTTAAAGATACTAAGGTAGGAAAATTTCTACTAGGTAAATCAGGTATTATAAATGTGATAGGAGATATACTGCCTGACCAAGGCGCACTAGGTATGGTTAAAAACCTTATAGACAAGGATCCAGACTTACCACCACAAGACAAAGAAACAGCTCTTAAATTATTAGAGCAAGACACTATAGAATTACAAGAGATATCAAAACGCTGGGAAAGCGATATGAAATCCGATTCATGGCTCTCAAAAAACACTCGGCCAATGACATTGATATTCTTAACAATATCTCTTGTTATTTTTATACTATTAGACGGATTTGATATATCATTTGGTATTGATACCGGTTGGATAGACCTTTTAAAATCACTTCTTATAACCGTTTATGTTGCCTATTTCGGTTCAAGAGGTGCAGAAAAATTTAAAACAATAGGTAACAAATAATCAAATTTAATTAATATGCATATCAAAAAAGACCAATTAGAAAAAATCCAAGGCTTTCAAAAAGACTTAAACAAGTTGTTAAACGAAGTAGGATTTTTAGAAGCCCAAAAAACCTCAGTATTAAGTAGGTTTCACGAAGTAAACAAAGAGACTGAAGACTTTAAAAAAGAACTAGAAGAAGAGTACGGATCGATTAATATTAATCTTGAAGACGGTTCTTACACTCCTATCGAAAAAGAAGAAGAAAAAAAAGAAGAGGTTAAAGAGTAATGTCATCTGTTATTAGAAAAATCAGTATAGGATCTGATTACAAAACAGATGCTATGCACTATTCTTTGACTCAGTCAGTGTATGGAGGTCACACTATATCTCATATACTCTTTGATTCAAAAGATAATTCTTATAACATTTACATTAAAAAAAACAACGAGGTATTGCCGTGGAAGAAATTTAATTCTAACATGGCTATATCCGTTGAGTATGATTTAGAGTATTAATGAAAAGTTTATTTGATTTTATCGTTGAGCCTTACGGCCAGCGATATAATAATAAAGTTAAGGTAGGTGACAAAAGCCTTATAATTAACACTCAAGTCGAGACTTTTAAAGCTGTTAATAATATAGCTAAAGTTATAGAAGTACCCTTATCTTATAAAACATCTATTAAAAAAGGTGATTTAATTATGATACATCATAATGTTTTTAGAAGATGGTATAATGTAAGAGGTGAAGAAAAAAATAGTAAATCTTATTTTAAAGATAATTTATATTTTGTGCAACAAGATCAAATTTATCTTTATAAAAGAAACAATAAATGGAAGTCTTTTAATAATAGATGCTTTGTTGCACCGCTTAGAGATGAAGTTGAAATACACAACGTTTTAGAGCAAAACCTTATTGGTATATTAAAATACGGTAATAGTGCGTTAGAGATGCTAGAAATAAGCGAGGGAGACGTTGTAGGGTATAAACCCTTTGGTGAATATGAATTTATTGTTGACGGTGAAAGACTTTACTGTATGAAATCAAATGATATTGTAATTAAGTATGAACGTCAAGGAAACGAAACAGAATATAATCCTAGCTGGGCACAAAGCAGTTGAGGAACTTATTAAAGTAGCAAAAGAAGCTATTGTAGATTCTGATGATGATATATCTGCTGATAGATTAAAGAACGCTGCTGCAACTAAAAAATTAGCTATATTTGATGCTTTTGAAATACTTAATCGTATTAAAGAAGAAGAAGATATGTTAAATGACAAACCTAAAGAAGAAAAAAAGAAAGAAGCTTTTGGAGGTTTTGCAGAAAGAAGATCTAAGTAATGTACGAGCAAACATTATATAAAGTAATTGATCATATAAAACCACAAGCCATAAAAAAATTAAACAAATCTAAAAAATGGAATTATGGTTACAATAAAGAATACGATGTTATTGTTATATCTAGAACCGGTGAAATAGGTGAGGTATACGAGATACAAAATTTAAAAATAGCATTACCAAAAGAAAAAGATGTTAATAAGGATTATGACAAGTGGCAAACACATGAATATCCTAAAACATTGAAAAAGATTAAAACAATATTCGACTGGAAACAATATCCAGATGATTTCAAAGAAAAATGGTATGTGTATATTGATAGAGAATTTGCTAGACGACACGAAGGCTATTGGTTTACTAATAAAGGCAAAGCTACTTATATTACTGGTACTCATTACATGTACTTGCAGTGGTCCAAGATTGATGTTGGGCAAGCAGATTTTAGGGAAGCAAACAGATTATTCTATATATTCTGGGAAGCTTGCAAAGCAGATACAAGATGTTACGGAATGTGCTACCTCAAAAACAGACGGTCTGGTTTTTCATTCATGGCATCTGGCGAAACAGTCAACCTTGCCACTATCTCTAGTGATGCTAGATACGGTGTCTTATCAAAGTCTGGGGCTGATGCGAAAAAAATGTTTACCGATAAAATCGTACCCATTTCCGTCAACTACCCATTTTTCTTCAAGCCTATACAAGACGGTATGGATAGGCCAAAAACAGAACTTGCATACAGAGTTCCTGCTAGCAGATTTACAAGACGTAAACTAGATAGTAACGAACAGTTAGAAGAACTAGAAGGATTAGATACAACTATTGACTGGAAAAATACAGGAGATAACAGTTATGATGGTGAAAAGTTAAAACTACTTGTACACGATGAATCTGGTAAGTGGGAAAAACCTGACAATATATTAAACAACTGGAGGGTTACAAAAACCTGTTTGCGATTAGGTTCTAGAATTATAGGTAAATGTATGATGGGCTCAACGTCAAATGCTTTAGATAAAGGTGGTAGAAACTATAAAAAATTATATGATGATTCAGACGTTACCAGAAGAAACCGCAACGGGCAGACTAGCTCGGGATTATATAGCTTGTTCATTCCTATGGAATGGAACTACGAAGGATACATTGATTCTTATGGGTTACCTGTCTTCGAGACACCCAAAGAAAAAAAGAAAGGACCTGATGGCTTCCCGATTGAAATAGGTGTAATAGAACACTGGGAAAATGAAGTAGATGGCCTTAAGAATGATCCTGATGCACTTAATGAATTGTATAGACAGTTTCCACGTACAGAGAAACATGCATTCAGAGATGAAACAAAACAATCACTTTTTAATCTTACAAAAATCTATGAACAAATAGATTATAATGAAGATTTAAAACACTCAAATGTAATTACACAGGGTAATTTTATGTGGGAAGGTGGGATTAAAGATACAAGCGTTCAGTTTGTTCCAAGTAAACAAGGTAGGTTTTTTGTATCTTGGGTTCCAAGTGTTGGTCAACAAAATAGAGTTATTGTTAAAAATGGTAAAAAGTTTCCTGGCAATGAGCACATGGGAGCTTTTGGATGTGACAGCTATGATATATCAGGAACTGTAGATGGTAGAGGATCAAAAGGATCACTGCATGGTTTAACTAAGTTTAGTATGGAAGATGCTCCACCTAACTTATTATTTTTAGAATATATAGCTAGACCTCAGACTGCTGAGATATTTTTTGAAGATGTACTTATGGCTTGCGTATTTTATGGTATGCCAATACTTGCAGAAAATAATAAACCTAGATTATTATATCATTTTAAAAGAAGAGGTTATAGAGGTTACTCTATGAACAGACCTGATAAAACATTACACAAATTATCTTTAACAGAAAAAGAAATAGGTGGTATACCTAATTCAAGTGAAGATGTTAAACAAGCTCACGCTGCAGCAATAGAAGCTTATATTGAAATGTTTGTTGGTTATAACAATGAACAATATGGGACAATGTATTTTCAACGTACATTGGAAGACTGGGCTGCTTTTGATATAAACAATAGAACTAAACATGATGCTTCGATTAGTTCTGGCTTAGCTATAATGGCTTGCAACAAAAACAAATATAGACCCGTTGCTGAGGTTATAAAACAACCTGTTAATCTTAGTTTTTCTAAATACGACAATAGAGGCAGCGAATCAAAAATAATTAATAGATGAAATTAAACACTGGTGTTAATAGTGCGTTTCCTGATCAGATGGTATCTGAAGAGGAAAAGAAATCTTTAGAATATGGTTTGTTAGTAGGCCAAGCAATTGAATACGAATGGTTTAGAGGTGGTAGAGTAAATGGTAGTAGATGGAATACAGGTTATCAGCAGTTTCATAATTTAAGATTATACGCTAGAGGAGAACAAAATGTACAAAAATATAAAGATGAATTATCTATTAACGGTGATTTGTCTTATTTAAATTTAGATTGGAAACCAGTCCCAATTATACCTAAATTTGTAGATATAGTTGTAAATGGTATTGCAGCTAAAGATTATGATTTAAAAGCTTTTGCTCAAGATCCTTTTTCATTAAAACAAAGAACAGATTATGTAGGTAATATATATAGAGACATGATGGCCCAAGATTATCTTAATCAAATTAAAGAGTCTACTGGTATCAGCTTATACAATACAGATCCTAAAACACTGCCACAATCTAAAGAAGAGTTAGAAATACATATGCAGTTAAACTACAAGCAGTCTGTAGAAATTGCCGAAGAAGAGGCTATAAACAATACTTTGGCTTTTAATAAATATCAATTAACAAATAAAAGAACTATAGAAGATATAGTTACTATAGGTATTGGTGCTGTTAAAACGACTTTCAATAAGTCTGAGGGTGTAGTTGTCGACTACGTAGACCCTGCTAATTTAGTTTATTCTTACACTAATGATCCTAATTTTGAGGATATATATTATGTTG